TATTTAAGGAGGAGGATAAAAATCTCCTCCTTTTCAGTTGATTAGGAGGTAAAAATGATGATTCAAGAATGGATCTATCTAGGGCTAGTTCTTTGTGGAGTAGTAGCTCTTATAATAACAATTCTATTTGCTTGGATGTGGATAGAGGAAAATCTGTTAAATAAAAAAACAGACTTTGAAACAAGACTACACAGAGGAGAAATCCTTAGTAAAAGAAATATATTCTAATGTATCCACTTAAAAGAAAAAATAAATTTAATTGGGCTTATAAATTTCTGTATTGGAATGGAGATGAGAATATTGTTCATCTTTATACAATAGAAACTCAAGAGGGTTTTCAGGTTGCAGAATCTGCAGCATGGGGAAATGCAACTTTTGATGGTTGCACAAATATGGAATATATAGGAAAAAATAAAATGGAGGTTGAAAATGGCACAAATGCCTAAGTTCTTAGAGGACTATACAACTGTTGATGAACTAATCAACAAAATGAATACAGAATATCCAGAATGCAGGTTAATTGCAGAAATAATTGGATATGGAGATGATTGGGTAATATTTAAAAGCTCATTCTATGAAACAAAAGAGGACACAGAGCCAAAAGCTGTAGCCTATGCAAAGCAAACAAGCAAAGATCATAATTCTTGGTTTGAGATGGCTAATACTAAAGCTAATGGCAGGTGCTTAAGAATTGTATTCTCTGAATCTACTTTAGCTGAGGAAATGATTGGAATAGCTCCTAGTAAGGATGCAGCTCCAGAGAAATCTAATTTAGATAAGAAAGTAGAAGCATTAGAAGCTGAGGGATTAGTAACTGATATTTCTCATAAAGCACAAGCTGTCATGAATAGCATTAAGGATTTTGCTATGGATTGCACAGCTCAAGATCTTGATAAAGCAAGACTTTATACTGCTAGTGCTTTAACTGAGCTAGGAATTAGAAAAGAGGATGTATCTATTACTAATCTACAAGCAGTAAAAGATAAAATTCAAGATATTTCTAATTCTGAGAAATCTGCATAATGTTAGGTTTATTTGCTAGGAATAAGCATAATTATATGGAAATTCTTTTTTTAGAGAAAGATATATCAGAATTTAGAAAAATTAGATATATTTTAGAAGTAGAGGGCAGGATTTGTTCATTAGATCCAGAGTTCTCTACTTCTGGAAACTTAAGAAAAGCTGTGCATAGATTAAACAGAGATTACAATTCTAAAATCTATAAAGAGGAGTGTAATTGTAATTTTAAAGTTAAAGGTAAGCTAAATATGGATGGAACTCCTAGAAAGCATTATGCCTACATTAAGGATTGGGCATCATGATTAGTTTAACTTATAGGAAAGAGGGATATAAATTTCCAGAGCTTCCTATACAAACAACAATTATAGATCCACCTTACAATATTGGATTTAATTATAAATCTGATTTTAAGGATAAGATGACTCCAGAGGAATATAACAAATTTATTTATGATTGTATTGAGGGTTGTTATCATCATTCAACTGATGATGCTAATTTATTTTTAATTAATTATCCTGAAATAATATTTGATTTATATTTAGCTATTGATCATAGCTCTTGGAATATTAATCAGTATATTCATTGGATTTATAAGCCTTATGCAATAGCAAAAAACAGATTTTCTAAAGGAACTAGAACTATTGTTTGGCTTACAAAAAATAATTCTAAGATTTATATAGATAGAGTTATGCAGGATTATGCTTTGCCTAATCATTGGAGAAATGTTAGAAGCAAAAAAAATGGTAGTAGAGGAACTCATCTTTATGATTGGTGGGAGATCCCTTTTTTGAGAAAAAATAATAAAGAGCATCTTGGTTATGTTAATCAAATACCTTATGAACTTTTAAGGAGATTAATCCTTACAACAACAGATGAGAATGATGTAGTTTATGACCCTATGTGTGGCTCAGGATCTACAGTATTTGCAGCAGGGCATTTACAGAGAATAGGTATTGGATATGATATAAGCCCTAAAGCTAGAGATATTTGGTATAAATATACTATAAATCCTTATACTGCTCTAGGTTATAAAAGATGATTGAACTTCTATTAACTTGCTCTTTGTTAGGTACTGTTCATTTTAACCTAGATGAATTAACAGATATAAGTAGAGTATCTAATCAATGTGAGTTAATAGAGGTAGTGCAGGAGTGGATTCCATTAGTTAATATCCACTTTAAAAAGGATGAAGCTCTTGCATTAACTGTTATTTATTGTGAAAGTAGAGGATATGCTAATGCTACAGGCTATAACAGAGATGGCTCAATAGATCAGGGTTTGTTTCAATTTAATAATAGAACTGAGAAATGGCTTGAGGATGATATCTATAATAAAGATTTAGATATGTATGATCCAGAAACTAATGTAAAAGCTGCTAGATGGCTTTCCTATTATGATGGTTGGTTTCATTGGAACAGTAGTAAGCATTGTTGGGGGAGATATGGTTAATAATTGGGAGGAACATTGGTTAGAAATGCCAGAATATAATAATATAAAACAACCTGATCCTGTTATAACAGCAAAATTCAAGTTTGCTAGTAAAGAGGATTTTGATTTGTTCAATGATTTATTAAAAAAACATATTTATAAAACAAATAAAGTTTTTGATGGAAAACAAACTAAAACAGAAAAACAAGCATGGTTTCCCTTAAAAGAAAAAGCAAGTAAATATTTATATATTAATGATGAATCCTAAATATCCAATATATGTTATTTCTAAAGGGAGATGGCAAAGAACAAGCACTATAAACACTTTACATTTTATAAATGCTCCTTTTACTTTAGTTGTTGAGCCAGATGAATATAAATATTATAAAGATTTAACTAAAAATATTTTAGTAACTCCAGAAAACTTTAGTAGAAGAAATCAGGGTAGTGTTCCTGTAAGAAATTTTGTTTGGGATCATAGTTTAGAAAATAATTTTGATTGGCATTGGATATTAGATGATAATATTGAGAGCATTGAGAGATTTAATAATAACTTAAAAATAAAATGTAAAACTGCAACTCCTTTTAAAATTATAGAGGATTTTGTTTATAGATATAAAAATATTGGACAAGCAGGAATGCACTATGGAATATTTTGCCCTGCTAATGAAGCAAGAAATCCAATTCAATTTAATACAAGAGTCTATAGTTGTATTTTACAAAATAATCATATAAAACATAGGTGGAGAGGTAAATACAATGAGGATACAGATTTAAGTTTAAGAATATTAAAAGATGGTTATGTAACAGTATTATTTAGGGCATTTTTGATTGGCAAAAGAGCTACTTTAACTCAAAAAGGTGGTAATGAGTCTATATATAAAGAAACAGATAATAGGTTACAATTTGCTGAATCTTTACAGGAACAGCATCCAGAATTAGTAAAAGTAGTTAAAAGATTTAACAGATGGCATCATCAAGTCAATTATAAGCATTTTAAAGACAATGATTTAATTTTTAAAGATAATATTAACTTAAAAAATAAAATTAATAATTATGGTATGAAAAAAATAAAAAACAATGGTTAATTCTAATAACAGGAGAGATTTTAAAGCAGAGGAATATGATCTTTATGATGTTAGAAAAGCTAGACCATTTTTTAATAAAGTCTGTGAATCTAATCAATGGCAAGTTATAAAAGATGAGGAGGACTTTGCAGAGGACTATATTTGTAAAATTCTTGATAATCTCTATGTTATGGAGTTACAGGTTGTTGGTTATTGGCATAATTTTAGCAAAGATTACATAAGTAATTTATGGATCTCAGCAAGTAAAATAAACAATTTAAGAAAAAAAGCACAAGATAGAAACACAAGATCTGGTTTAATATTTTTAAATTGTATTCCTAATAGATTTATTGGAATAGATATAGAGGAAATTAATGAATCACATAAAGTTAATTTAAGCTCTGGGGAAAAATCTTATAAAATACCAATAAAACAAGTTCATCATCTCTATAAAGAGTTGTTAGATAGAAACTTCTGTGATTGCTTAGAAAATCACTTAGATATTATGGAGCAGGGTAATGGCAGAATCCCAATGGCTCAAAGAAATGTAAATTTAAGAGGTAAAAATGGAATATGCTGCTGATGATATAAATTATGGCTATAGGGCTATCATGATGCTAATTAATTCTGAACATACCTTAATAGATAAGATTGAAAATATAAAAGAGATTGATGGCACAAAAGAACATCCATTGTTTGGTACAAGTCAGGGTGGAGTAACTTTCTCTATGATGCTTAAAGGTATGCAAACACTTGTAGAGATTGTGTTAAATAAGGGAGATAGATTTGATATTAACACTATTACAGAGTTTGGAAGTGCAACAGTAATAGATGAATCTGTAGAAACAATATATAATTTTTTACATATTTTTTACACTAACTTAAAAGATGATGAGGATAAACTTCTTAAAGAGGCTTTAGATCCTAATAATTATAGGAAAGCTGCTAAAAAAATGCACTACAGGGAAAAATTTGGAGATGATATATCAGAACATTGAATACAAGAAGCATCAAAAAATTAAGTTTGTTATCCCTACTGATTTAAGAATTATAGATCCACAGACAAAAAATATCCTATGGAAATATGGCACAATACAACTATTTGCAAATAATAAAATTTCTGCATGGGTACTAGAAAACAACACCAAAGAGCCAATTAGAATTTCATTATTCTGTATATTGCCTGTACATTAATATTATATGAAAGCAACAGTAAATTTAAGTCAAATATTACAGGGTGGTTTAGCTGCTCTAGTTGGATGGTTATTTAAAACAGTTAATGATCTACAACAAGAAGTAACAGCTCTGCAAGTTCAAATTATTAATTCAGACAATAAATTGTCAGATGTTTTAAACATTATTCAAAATATTGATTCTGAGATTACAGAAATAATCTGGAAAATTGGTGGATAGCATAGATAAGGATTACATATTAGCTGATAATATGTTTTCAGATAATCCAGTCTTTGTAGATATATCACAAGAATTTGAGGATGATTGTGGAGATGCTTGTAAAATATGATTAATAAAATAAAAGATAATCTAGCAATAGTAGTTACTGCTATAACTCTTATGGGATCTATTGGAGCAGGTATTCAAAGCTTGGGAGCTGTATTAAATACACTTACAAACATAGATGACAGAATGAACACTATAGAATATGATTTTCAAACTCTTAAAGAATCTACAATGGTTTCTAATGATATTGCAATACTATATGAAAAGATATATCAATTAGAGCAAGTTGCTTATGATGCAGAGTATTTAGATACAGAACTTACAACACTCAGAGCTAATTACCAGAACTTAGAATCAGAAGTTAGAGATTTAGAATGGAAAGTTGAGGATTTTCAAGCTAGATATATTTCTGATTTAAACAATCCTGCTCAAGATTCACAAGCTTATGAGCTAATGAAGTGGGAGTGGCAAGATCTACTTAAGAAAATAACAACTTTAGAGAATAATCAGCTTGAATCATGGGAATGGGATAACCTTAAGGATAGAATTACTTATCTTGAAGCTTATATGCACAATCATTAGTCTATAATAATTCTATGGATTATATAGATGATATGTCTTTAGCTTTACCTAATCAACAACAAGTAGGAGAATCTAATGTTGATTTTAAGAGATTTCAATATTATTTGGCTTTAGGTGCAGGTAGATCCTTATCAAAAGTTTCAGAAAACTTCAGTTTGACAGAGAGGAGAATATATCAAATATCCTCTAAGAATCAATGGCAAGATAGAGTGAAAGCTATAAATAAAATGCTTAATGAGCAGATAATTGGGGAAGTTTTTGCACAAGTGGGAGAAACTGCAAGAGATCTAGCTCAAGAGCTTAAGCCTGTAATATTTAGAATTATTAATGAAATAAATGAAAGAGATTTAGCTTCACTTAATCCAACAGAACTAAAGGGGTTATTAGATATTTGTTATAAGATGATTAGCCAGATTTATGGCTTAGGTACTCCACAAGTAACAGTAAATCATATTGAACAGCCACAGATTAAGTTTAAGTGGGATTGGGAGCAGGATGATGAGCCAGATTATTGAGGCTACTCCACCTGATCTACATTCTGGACAATTAGAAGTAATAAAAGCACTAGATGAGAATAGATTTATTATTGCTGTATGTGGCAGGAGATGGGGTAAAACTACACTATCTTTAGTTGCAGCAGTAGATCAAGCTCTCAAAGGTTTAAAAGTTTGGATTATCTTTCCTGTATATCCACAGGCTTTAGAGTCTTGGCTTAATCTAAAGAGCTTAGTTAGACAGTTACCAGAGGATTATGCAGAAACTAGAGAAGTAGAAAAAAGAATTGTATTAGCTAATGGAGGATCTATACAGATAAAATCAGCTAACAAGCCAGAAACTCTTAGAGGTGCAGGTGGTATATCTTTAATAATCTTTGATGAGGTAGCTTATCAAGATAAAGAAACATGGGACACAGTAAGACCAATACTTAGTGATAGTTTAGGAAAAGCTTTGTTTATATCTACACCTAATGGGATGAACTGGTTTTATGAGTTATTTGATAATGCTAAAAGGAGAGCTGATTGGAAAGTATTTCATTATCCAACAGAGCAATCTCCTAGAATTAATAAAGATGAGTTAGCACAAGCCAGAGAGGAGTTAGGCTCTATGGTGTATGCACAAGAGTTCTTAGCAGAATTTACTCAAGTAGGACACATGTTTAAAAGAGAATGGTTTAAGTATTATGAAACTATTGCAGGAGATGATCCTGAATATGTTTTAGGAGATGAAGTAGTAAAGCATTCAGAACTATCTATCTTTGGAACTATGGACACAGCATTAAGCATTAAAGAAACTGCTGATTATTCTGTAATAATGACAGTAGGAACAACTCCTAGTGGTAAGCTTTTAGTAATGGATGTATTCAGAGCCAGACTAGAAGCTCCAGAATTACTTCCACAGATAGAAGCAAAGATTGATGAATACAATATGTCTTGGTTGGGAGTGGAGGATTCTAGTTTTGGGCTTGGTATTATTCAGATGGCTAGGAGGCAGGGTTTGCCCATAAGGAACTTAAAAGCAGATAAAAGTAAAACTGCTAGAGCTGTTCCTGCAGCAGCAGGAGTAGAAAATGGCTCAATATGGTTTTTGAAAAATGCTAAATGGCTTGTAGAATTTGAAAGAGAATTAACTAGCTTTCCATCCTCTGGATCTCATGATGATCAGGTGGATGCCTTAGCTTATGCAGCTAGGTTTGGAATAGTTAGAAAAACAAATTGGAGTGTTACTTAATTGGGAATAAGAGATAATATTAGAGGCTTCTTTGCTCAGGAAGCACAGACTGAAAAGAAATCAGGGCAATACCCTACATCACAAGTAGTCTTTCCATTTAATACTGATGCAGGTTATTTTAGTGGAGTTAATCAAATGTCCCCAGAGGGTAATTCTGCAGCTCTTGCTTGTTTAAATGTACTTGGTACAGCTTTTAGTGAGCCACCACTTAAAGTATATTTAAAGAATCAAGAGGGTATGGAGTATATAGCTAATCATCCTGCTGAACTGTTATTACAAAATCCTAATCCAAATATGACTGCATCACTACTAAATAATTATATTGTTACTTCTGTTGCTGTTTATGGAGATGCTTTTATCTTAAAACTTAGAAATAATGCAGGAGCTGTAGTTCAATTAATACCACTACTTCCAGAAATGGTAGAAGTTAAGGGCAACACAGAACAATTAATAACTAACTATGAATACAAGCAAAAGGGCAACACTATGAGCATATTGCCAGAGGATATGATACACCTTAGAGAGAGAATAGATCCTAGAAATCATAGGAGAGGACTTGCTCCTCTAAGATCAGTTATGGTTGAGGTTTTAGGAGATGCAGCAGCTTCACAGATGGGAGCAGCATTAGTTAAGAATACAGGTGTTCCTAGTGTTGTTATATCTCCAAAGAATGATTTATCTATGACAAGTGATGAAGCTGAGAACATAGCTGAAGTATTTGGCAGGAGATTTGGAGGAGAGAACAGAGGCAGACCATTAGTGATATCTGGGGGAGAAGTTGATATTAAAACTCTTTCCTTTAGCCCTAAAGATTTAGAGATTGGCAAACTTAGATATATTAATGAGGAGAGAATATCTGCTGTGCTTGGTGTTCCTGCAATATTAGCAGGACTTGGCTCTGGACTAGAGAGAGCAACTTATTCCAATGTTAGAGAACTTAGGGAGTTCTTTACAGAGCAAAAACTAATTCCAATGTGGAATCACTTTGCCAATGAATTTACCAAACAATTATTACTACAAGATTTTGAGGACAATACAGATTACTGCTTCAAGTATGATCTTTCTGATGTAAGAGCTTTATCTCAAGATGAGGATGCAACTATGCAGAGAGTAGTAACAGGATTTAATGCAGGGTTTGTAACAGTAAATGAAGCTAGACAAGCTAATCAGTTACCTGCTTTAGATGATGGAGATTACTTTATAAGAAATATGATGGTTGCAGAAGTTCCTGTTGAGGGAGATGAAGTAACAATGTATCAAGCAGAAACATCAGAGGACATTGAGGAGAAAGCTGTATCTAAAAGAATAGAGGGTATCTTAAGAGATAAAGTAACAGAACACAATGACAAAGATCCAAAGTATAGAGCTACTTTCTCAATGCTTAGACAAGTCTTTGAAAGAGGAGTAGGAGCTTATAATACTAATCCTCAATCAGTTAGACCAAATGTAAATTCTAGTGATCAATGGGCATTAGCCAGAGTAAATACTTTTATAAAAGCATTAAGTTCTGGTAAGTTTCCAAATAGAGCTTTTGATACAGACTTACTTCCAGAGGGACATCCTAAGAGTACAAAGAAAGAAATAGATTTAGAAGTAGAAACTAAGGTAGATAAAGTTCCTAGTTATATACAAAAGAATGCACAAAGAGGATTAGATCTCTTAGAGTTTGCAGGTAGTGGCTTAACAGATAAAACAAAAAGAGAAGCCAGAGAGATGGCTAGTGGAAAGATTAGTGATAATAAAGTTGTAAGAATGTCAGCTTGGTTTGCTAGGCATGAGGGAGATTTAGATTCAGATAAAGCTAATGATTATCTTAATGGAGATAGTGATAGACCAACAGCAGGGCAGGTAGCTTGGTTGTTATGGGGTGGAGATATTTCTAAGAGTAATAAGATGAGAGCTGCTGATTGGGCAACAAAAGAAGCAGATAAGGTTAAAGAAAATAAAAGTTTTAATTATCCATTGTATGGATGGCAAGAGCCAACAGTCAAGATATTAGGACTTCCTACTGTTAAACATTACAGAACAGAGATAGAAAAGAAAGAACTCTGGAAAGCTATAAATGGATTAGAGAATGCTTGGAGTGAGTATATGTCTAATATTTATGCAAAAGAATTAAACAGACAGAGGAGAGGGCTATCTAATGTTGCAAAAGCTAGTCATGATTTATCTGCACTAGAAACTAATGTAGATATATTTTTAAATGGATCTAAGTTTGATAAAGAATTACTACCATTGTTCTATTCTCTTGGGGATGATATGTCTGTTAGAACTTGGGATAATCTCTTTCCTGCACAAGAAAACTTTAAAGCAGCAGAGCCAGTTGATTTAGGAGTACAAATTGAAGAGCAACAAGCAATTAGAACTGTATTTGGAACTCTATCTGGTTTACTACCAGAGGGCAGGACTATAAAGAAAGTTGTAGATAATGGCTTTTATAGAGGGCAAAGAGAAGTACCTGCAGAAGTTAGATCATTATTTCAAGATTCACAAGCATCTAACTTTGTGCAAGATAATGCTAAGAAAGTTATGAATGACCTAAATGCAACTACAAAGAAAAGAATTACTACACAGATAACAAAGACAATAAAAGAGTTTGAGGAGCTAGGAATAGTTAATCCTGTTGCAGGAACACCAGATGGAGATAAGTTTTTCAATCAATTAGCAAATAGAATTAATACAGTACTAGGAGGACAGAACTTAGGTAGAGCTAAGAATATAGCTAGAACAGAAGTTGGTAAAGTTGCATCTTGGAGTCAACAAAGAGCTGCTAAAGCTACAGGCAAGACTTTAGAAAAAGAATGGATTTCTTATAGAGATGGAGTTGTCAGAGAAGCACATTTTGAGCTAGACAATCAAAGAGTTCCTCTGAATAGTTTTTATCTGTATAATGGTATTAAGTTGGATGCTCCTAGAGATCCTAATGCTCCAATTAGTTTGATAGCTAATTGCAGATGCACAGAAGCTTATATTGAGGTAATAGATGAATGAAATAGATAGACCAGAGAACTTATCCTACAAGAATGCTCCTATTGAGCTTAAAGAGGATGGAGATACAAGATATATAGAGGCAGTTTTTTCATTATTTGACACTATAGATAGTGACAATGATGTAACTAAAGCTAATGCTCTTAGATCAGGATATACAGGCAATAAAGTGCCTTTAGTATGGAATCATGATTGGAGCAAAGTAATTGGTAGAGGTGTTATAGAAACAGATAATCAAAAAGCTGTGTTTAAGGGATATTTTTTAAATACTGAAGCAGGTAAAGAAGCCTATGAAACTGTAAAGGCTATGCAAGATATGCAACAATTCAGTTATGGGTTTCAAGTAATGAAATCAGAAAAAGCTTCTCATATAGATTCTAAAGGAGAGGAAGTTCCTGTAAGAGTGCTTCAAGATGTAAAAGTCTGGGAAGTATCTCCTGTTCTTGTAGGAGCTCAACAGAATAGCTTTGTTCAAGCTCTTAAGTCAGGTTTAGAAGCTTATGATGATTGGGACACAGAGTTTGAGGAAGTAAAAGAGCAAGTAGGCACAGATGAATATACAACACAACAAGAGGCAGCAGAAAGAGCAAAAGAGATTGGTTGTGAGGGAACTCATACTCATGAGAAAGATGATGGCTCTGTAATATATATGCCATGTGCAACTCATAATGATTACATAAATGAAAAAGAAAAAAAATATGGCAAGAAAAAATGCACTTATGGAAAAGATGGCAAATGTGCCAAAGATATGAAACAAGATTTAGAGATTTCAAGTGAAACTGATACAGGTATCAGCAAATCATCCCAACAGGGTATGAGGCTTGGAGAACATGCTGTAGCTTCTCTTGAGGAGTTAAAGGCATTCACAGAGAGGATTGAGGATCTTGCTTCCTTAAAAAACTCTGAAAAAAAGACACTTAGCCAGAAATCTACAGATATGGTAACTACTTACATAGCAGGACTAAATGCAATTTATTCTAAGTTGGATGATGTCTTAGCTGAGTATGGTTATGATCCTGTTAAAGATAATGAGCTATTCATAGATGTTCAAAAGAACATAATGAAAAATAACTGAAATAGGAGAAAATAATGGCAACATTAAAAGAAATGAGAGCTGAAAAAGCTGTCAAATCAGAGGAACTTGCTAGAATTTTTGATTCTGTTAAGGATATGTCTGAACTTTCATCAGATCAAAAAGAAACAATTAAAAGTAGAAATGATGAATTAGCTTCTTTAGGAGATAAGATTACTGAATTACAGGATCTTGAATCTGTTAAGAATGCTAACAATGATGATATGGAAGCTTCTAAAAAAGTTTCTGGAATGCCTGTTTATGGAGAGCCAGAAGTTGAAGCTCCAAAATCACTTGGACAACAATTCTTAGAATCAAAGGCTTACAATTCCTTTGTTGATCATGGTATAAAGAATGTGCCTTTTGAGGCAAAAACTACTATGACTACTTCTGTTTGGACTAGAGATACTGTTTATAGTCAGGTTATACCTGCTATAGAGCCAGATCCCAATCCTGCATTAGACTTAGTAGATTCTATTAATACAGATCAAACAACCTATTACTTTTTGCAAGAATCAGCAACAAATAATGCTTCAGAAAAAGCTGAAGCTGCTGCAGCCCCAGAGGATGCTTTTACTTATAGTGCTATTACAGCACCTGTAAGAAAATTCATCACAACTTTGCCTATAACAGCAGAGTTACTTGAGGATCAAGCAGGAGCTAGAGCATACTTTGATGGCAGACTTGCAAATCATGTAATGCAAAGATTAGAAAAACAATTCCTAGTTGGTGGTGGTGTAGCTCCAGATATTAAAGGACTTACACAACAAACAGGAATAAATACTATCACTTACACAGCAGGAGCATATCCAGCTAATGCAGGTGGTAAATTAAGAACAATCCTACAGGGTATTAAAGATATTGAAACAAATGGAAAATTAGCTCCAGATGCTATCTTGATGAGCCCAGCTGCTTATGAAGCACTTGCTGGACAAGTTGATGGCAACAATAACTTTATGCTTGGAGTATCTGCTCAAGCAGGTAGCCCAACTATCTGGGGATTGCCTGTTGTTAAATCATCACAAATTGGTGGAGCTGTATCTACTACTATTGATGTAGTTGTAGGTAAGTTTGGTGGATCTTTAGCTGCTAACCATGTTTTCAGGAGAGGAATGGAATTACAAATTTCAGATTCTGCTGCAGATGGGGACTTTGGCAAAGATATTCTTACTGTTAAAGCATCATTAAGATATGCTTTAGCTGTGTATAAGCCACAAGCTTTCACAAGAATTAATGATATTGAATAATAGCTAATTGATATGGAAAATAAACAGAGTCAATCTTTTGTTATGAGTAATGAAGTGATTGGCTCTGCTTTCCATGAGGAGAATAAAAATATGAAGTTTATAGAAAAAGAATCAGATTTTGTTTGGCAAGATAGTGCCACAGGCAAATTTGGTAAAGGCAAAAATTGCCCATTCCAAAGTGGAGTTCTTATAGCAAGTATGGGAGATCCTGTACCTGATGTAAAGATTGCACCTAAAAAAGCACCTGCACCTAAAACAAAAGCTGTAAAGCCATCAGAGAATAAATAACTTATGTGGTTTGATGATCCTTTATTGGATGATCTTGATGAGGAGTTAAATGAGCCATCAATATGTAGATAAGAACACTTTAAAAACTTGGATGGGCTTATCTGGTACAGGACAAGATAATAATTTAGATGTTGCACTTGATGCTGCTTCTGCTGCTATTGATGCCTATACAGGCAGACAATTTACAATCTCAGGCTCAGTAGAAACTAGATTATATGATTGTGAATTTATGGATTATGCAGATGTTGATGATATTGCTACAACAACAGGGCTTATAGTTAAAACATTAAATGCTGATGGCTCAGTAAATGAAACACTTACTTTAAATACAGATTATTATTTAGCACCTTACAATGCAGATAAAGTAGATCCTATATTGCCATTTACAAAAATAATTATGGCTTTAGAGAAATCAGGTAAAGTTTTACCTACAGAACATAGACAGGGTTTATCAATTACAGCTAAGTTTGGTAGCCCAATACAAGAGGGAGCAAATCCTGTTCCTGCTGCAGTTGCACAAGCAACACTAATTCAAGCCTCAAGATTCTTTCAGAGAAAAAATAGCCCAATGGGTTTTTCTGGTAATCCAGAAACAGGACAACCTGCTGTGGTATTTTTATCAGAACTTGATCCAGATGTTAAGAATTTAGTTAAATCATTTAAGAAAACAACAATAACTCTTGCATCAGGCAGACCTTATGTTGGACTTACTGCAATCAATACCAATAGACAGTATGACAGATGAAACTTACTCTAAATGGAGCTTTGGACTTATCTAGATCTATAAATTCACAGACAATCTGGAATAAAAGAAGTACAGATTATTTTAATGAACTAGCAAAAGAACTTAAGCAAGATTCTTTAAATTCACTATCAAATAAGCCATCTCCTAGATCTCAAGCAGGTAGAGGTAATAAAAACACAGGAGCAACTAGGAGAAGTGTCTTCACAGCTAAGTTAGGTAATACAAACAGGCTTAGAATGTCAGAGGGGTTTAAATTAGCTACTGATAAACAATATGCACCTTTTATACATGGAAAGCCAATTTATAGAGGATTTAGCCCTGTTAGGAGAACTAGACCATTCTTTCCACCTTATCAAGAGGGATCTAGTCTTGCTAAGTGGGCTAAGAGAGGACAACCTAAAATGAATGCTTTTGTTGTTGCTAGAGCAATATCTAAAAGAGGTTTAAAAATGAAGCCATTTATTGGTGGTGTAGTCTATGAGAAACAAAAAGAGATAAAGGACAGAGGGCAAGAGATGTTAGAATTAATTGCAAAAGATATAGCTAGGAGTGTTAGATAATGGCAACTTTGACAAGTATTAGAGATGGACTTAAAACAAGATTAGAAACTATTTCTGGACTAACTGCAAGTGAGTTTGTACCAGATTATATAGTTCCTCCTATAGCTTTAGTAGCTCCATTAAATACACTTAACTATGATTCAACAATGGCTAGAGGTGCAGATACTTATGAAATCCCTATTGTTGTATATATATCAAGAATTGATGCTCAGACTTCACAAGATGAGGTAGATGCTTTTTTAGCTTCAACAGGCTCAACATCTATTAAAGCTGCTATTGAGGGAGATCCAACTTTGGGAGGTGCAGCTATGTCTGTTAGAGTAATAAGTGCAACTGATTATGGAGAGTATGAAGTAACACAGGGAACTAGCTTTCTTGGTGTAACATTCAATATAGAGGTAATAGCATGAAAATTAAAATATTATTAGGAAGTGATTTCCTACTTGATAAAAAAGAAGTAAGAGCAGAAGCAGGAGAAATTTTGGACTTGCCTGATAAAATAGCTAAAGCATTGATTAAGAATAATGCAGCACAAAAAGTTGATAGTAAAATGAAAAGAGCTAGAACTAATGATGGTAAATTTGTTAAAGATGATCCATCAACAGTAGAAAATGAAGCTTGGATAGAGGAGAAATAGATGCCTAGTTTTTCACATGGTAAAGATGCAGTAGTTATTTTAGATAACACTAATCTTTCAAACACATTAACAGATGCAAGTCTTTCACTTACAGCTGATGTAGCTGAAACAAGCACTTTTTCATCATCATCAAAATCTTTTGTAAGTGGCTTAAAGGATGGCACAGCTACCTTATCTGGTTACTTTACAACATCATCTCCAGATGCCAATGCAGAGTATTTAGCTCAACTTGGTGGATCTGGTGCAGCATTCTCTATAGCACCTATTGGATATACAAGAGGGGATGCTGTATCTTTTGGAACTACTATTGCAACATCTTATGATAGATCAGCAGATGTTGGAGGAATAGTTTCAGTTGCAATAGCATTCCAATTTGATGGAGATGCTTTTAATGGTAAAAGTATGGTAGCTCCAGCAGCTTTTACATCAACATCAACTCAAACATCAGTAGATTTTGGAGCAGCAGGAACTAATGGAGGAGGAGCAGTTTTACATGTTACAGCAGCAAGTGGAACTAGCCCAACATTAGATGCTAAGATTCAAACAAGTTCTGATAACAGTTCCTTTTCTGATTATATTACATTTACTCAGGCAACAGGAGTTACTTCAGAAGTCAAGACAAGTGCATCTGCACCTGCTAGGTATGCTAGAGCAGTTCTAACAATAGGAGGAACTAACCCTAGTTTTACAGTAGCAGTAGGATTTGCACAGGGATAAATTAAGGAAAAAGAGGAGAGGATAAATGCCAACATTTACACATGGAAAAAGTGCAGCTTTTAAAATAGATGACTCTGGAGGATCATTAAGAGATATTTCTAATGTTCTTACAGATGTTGCTGTTTCAAGAACTGCTGATGTAGCTGAAGTTTCTGCATTTTCTAATAGTTCTAAAGCTTTTGTAGCAGGACTAAAGGATGCAAGTATCACTATATCAGGCTCTTTTGATGCAACTGTTGATGGTTATCTCAAAGCTATACTAGGAGTTGAGGTTGATTTTGAGTTCTACCCAATAGGTACAACATCAGGACTTCCAAAAGCTACAGGAAAAGTAATTATGACATCTTATGATAGAACACCAGATGTTGGAGGAGCAGTAAGCTTCTCAGCAGCTTTTCAAGTTAGTGGAGATGTAACTGAGGGAACTGTTTAGAATAATAACTAAATAATCCAAACAGGAGGCTGAGATGAAAAGACTTAGCATAGATGATATATCTAATGCACCATCTTTACCAGAAAAAGAAATTGAAATCCCTGAATGGGATGCAACTGTATTAGTTATAGGATTAACTAAAGCAGATACAGTTGAAATCAATGAACTTTCAGAGGTTGAGGATGTTAGAGATGAAGTTCTCTTTGAGAAATATTTACTTCTTAAAGGACTTAAAGATCCAAAGCTTGATGATTTAGAACAAGTTGAGCAGTTTTATAGTAAAGCAACACCATCAATAGTAGATAAAATTCTTATAGGGATTTATAGATGTATGGCTTGGACTAAGGAGGATCAAGCTTCTATAGCTTCTGAGTTTCCAGAATAATGGAGAGTTGGCTTTTGAATATAGACTAGCTTTAGATCTAGGCATGACAGTTGATGCTTTAAGAAAATCAATGAGTATGCAAGAATTTGAGTCTTGGAAGTTATACTACATAGATAGAAACAAAAAAGAGCAGAAAGCTATCACAGAAGCTAATGCTAGAGGAAAACTGAGGAGATAACTAAATGGCTAGAACAACTCTTGAAATGTTCATCAAGATTATTGGTGCTAATAAAGTTGCAAAAGCATTAGATGATGTTTCTGATAGTGCTAAAAAAACTCATAATCAGGTAGAAAAGAACACTAAAGCTAATGCAAAATTTGCTGCAGGTATGTCTAGCCTTAAAAAAGGTGCTATTGCAGGTGGAGCAATATTTGCTGCAAAATCAGTATTAGACTTTTCAAAATCTGCATTAGATGCAGCAGTATCAGCAGAGGAAGCAGGAGCTGCTTTTGATACAACTTTTGGAACAGCAGCAGCTAGAGCAACATTATTTTTAGAGGATTTTGCTAATAAAGCAGGATTAACTGTAGGAGAAGCACAACAACTTCAAGCAACATTAGGTGCAGTTGCACAGGGTATAGGTTTCACACAAGAAGCCTCAGCAGATTTATCAATAGAATTAACAAAGATTGCAGCAGATGTTGCATCCTTTTCTAACATTTCAGCAGGTGCAGAGCCTGTACTTCAAGCATTTAGATCAGCATTAGTTGGAGAAAGAGAAGCTCTTAAAACTTATGGTATAGCTATTACAGAAGCTGATGTACAGACTAAAGCTTTTGAACAAACAGGAAAAGATAGTGCAGATTCTTTAAATAGACAAGAAAAAGCATTAGCAACTCTTGCTTTAATACAAGAAAAAGCAGCAGTTCAGATTGGGGATCTAGATAGAACAACAGCTTCTTTTGCTAATCAATCAAGAGCTTTAAATGCAGAGCTGAGGCAACTTAATGAGGAAATAGGACAAGAACTTATTCCTGTTGCTACTGAACTACTACCAATATTTAGAGAGTTTGCTTTTGAAATAGCTCCTGCATTAATACAGGGATTTGGTGGATTCTTTAAGCAAGTTTCTGATATTACATTAGGATTTAAACAATTTAAAGAGGAAACATCTTTACTTAGTTTCTTTTTATTTGGCAATAAAAAAACATTAGAGGAGTGGGCAGATGTTTACAGAGATAATCAAGTAGTACAAGATAGATACATAGATAAAGCTAACTTATCTGCTGTTCAAACAGCATTTTTAACTAAACAACAAGAAAAATCAAGACAAGTAGCACTAAAGCAACAAGTTCAATATAAAAAGGTTGCAGATACTATAGATAAGTTTCTTAATCCACTTTTTGGAGAACAAAATAGCTTATTATTAACAAATATTCAATTAGAAACTGATAGAAATAAACTTTTAAAATTAATTACTTCTGCAAATAATGATGTAGCAGTAGCAACAAGAAATAAAAATCAAGCATCAAAAGAAGTTCAAGAGTTACAAATTCAAGAAAATGTAAGAGATGCAGAAGCAGCAATAACAAAAGCTGAACTACAAACACAAATAGCATTATTGACACAAGCTCAAGAAGCAGGAAAAGATGTTTCATTGGATCTAGCTTTAGCACAAGCAGAATTAGCAGAAGCTGAATTTGAATTAGCTAATGACTCAGACAGATTAAAACTAGCTCAAGATGCTTTGACTATTGCAGAGGATAACTTACAAAGTGCTATAAAAAATCAAGAATTAGCAATAAAGACAAGAAATGAAAAATTAGTAGAGTCAATAGATTTAACTAATCAACAGGCTAATGCTAATAAAAAACTTATAGATCAAGGAGCTTTACTTTCACAATTTAGAGCTGTAGAAATGGCAGGAGGAGGAGGAATAGGAACAAGTAATGTTACATCAGAAGTTCCAGCTTTACCTGTAACTGATTTTTCTACAACAGAAAGAAATACTAATGGAGGAGTATCTGGAGAAATTAATCTTAATCTAACAGATGCACTTGGAGAAGTAATCCAGAAAGAAGTTATTAAGATACAGGAGAGAGGTAATACTCTTATTGTAGAATAATGTCTGTTGCTTTTGATTCTAATGTTAATTTAACTGTTGAGATTGGCTTTGCTTCTAATCCTTATGACAGCTCATATAGTTATACAGATGTTTCAGCTTATGTTCTTAAGATAGATATTAAAAGAGGTAGGCAACAAGCTTTATCTGAAATAGGAACAGGCTCTGCAAAAGTAGTATTTAATAATCAAGATAGGAGATTTGATCCTACAAATACTTCATCTCCTTATGCTCCTAATGTAGTTCCTAATAAGCCAATAAGGATTTCTGCTGTATATGATTCAACAACTTATAGATTATTTGAGGGTTTTATAGAGCAGTTTCCTCAGCAGTTTATTGCTTCTGGTAATCAAAGTATCACAACTGTTACAGCCTTAGATGCTCTAGCTTTATTTAAACTTGCTAGGCATACAGACAATGAATCACAGGAATTAAGCTCTGTAAGAGTTACAAATATTCTTAATGATATTGGATGGAGTGCTTCTAAAAGAGATATTGCTACAGGTGTTTTAAATGTTCAAGCTGTTACAGATGATAATGATGCACTTGCAGCTCTAAGACTTACTGCAAAGGGTGAGGGTGGAGAGATCTTTATAGCTAAGGATGGAGATGTTAAATTCAATAACAGGAGAACTCAATTACTTACACAAACTGTTAAAGGTACTTTTGGACTTGGTGGAGGAGAAATACCTTATAATGATGTTGCTCTGAACTTTGATAATGTTTTACTAAGAAATGATTGGAGATTAACAAGAACAGGTGGCTCAGAACAAACTGCACAAAATAGCACTTCAATAACTAAATATGGATCTAGGGTTGTAAAAAGAACAGGACAATTACAAATAAATGATACTGATGCTCTATCTGTTGCTAATCAGTTACTTGCTAAATTTGGAGATGTTGGAGAGAGAATTGATTCAATGATTTTTTCTCCTAAATCTAATACAGCTATTTGGACACATGCACTTGGAGCAGAACTATTTGAAAGATACTTAGCAAAAATTCCTTTACCAAATGGAGATACTTTAACAACTACTGTTAATATTCAGAGAATAGCACATAAAATAGATGCTAAGAATAAGACTTGGACTTGGAGTATTAATACAAGCCCTGCAACTGAGTTAGGCTTTTGGTTGCTTGGTTTAGCAGGTAACTCAGAACTTCAAGAAACTACTAAACTAGGATTTTAAGGAGTAGAATAGAAATATGGCACAGGGAGCATGGAAAGATTGGTCAGAGGGAGAGCTAGTAACAGAGGCTCTTTTTCAAGATATTCAAGATAGTATAGCTTTTATTTTTGCAAGTGAGTCAGCAGCAAACTCTGCATTAACTAGAAAAGTAGAGGGAACTCAGTTCTTTGACACAGGAGCAGATGCCTTAAAAGTTTGGACAGGATCAGCTTGGGCAGAAGTTGGAACAAGTGGATTAAATTTAGTAGCTAATGGAACATTTTCTACTGTTACAGGTTTTAATGTTGATGGATGTTTCACTTCTGAATATAGAAACTATAAAATAATTGTAGATGGAGTTGGAGATACTTCTAATGTTGAGGAGTTAAGAATACAGATGAGGGCTTCAGGCTCTACTGATACTACAGGCAATACTGATTGGTCTGTGCTTAATATATTTTATATAGGTGGTGCAGGTCATAGTGTGGTTGCAGCATTAGATTCTGCTTATTTTGAAATTGTTGGTGGTTTTATAAATGCAAGTGCTTTTAGTACAGAAATAGAAGTAATTACTCCTCAAGTAAGTGCAAGAACTCAAATGATGTATAAGTTAGCTAGTCATTATAATGATTCTGAATATAATACTGCTACAGGTGGAGGGGTTAAAGATGAAACAACAGCTTTTGATGGATTTAGAATATTTACTGTTGGATCACAAACTCTTTCAGGAACTTATAAAGTTTATGGATATAGGAATAGCTAATGGCAACACTTAATCAACACAAAGAACAAATTAAATTAGCTTCTCCAGAGGGATCTATATATTTTTATAATAATGGCAAAAAAGAAGCTATAACAGGAGATGATTATGATTTGTGGCTTACTTATTCAGCAGAATCAGCTAAAAATAAAGAGGATAATGAATATAAAGAAAACAGAAAAAAAGAATATCCTGCACTTGAGGATCAATTAGACTATATTTTTCATAATGGATTAGAAGCTTGGAAATCAGATATTATTAAGCCAATAAAAGATAAATACCCAAAACCATAAATTTGTCTTAGGTTTAGTCTATCCTAGACTTATAGGAGGTTGAATAATGACTTTATTACAATACTCTGAACAGCAGGGAAAGAAGCCTACAGGGCAGTATTCAGCAACTAGATTTATATTAGATGATCCAGATGCAAAGAAAATCTTTCTTGAAGTGGCAAAAGAAGCTGAATCAGAATACATTTCAGATACTCTAGCAGCTCAATATATTGTAGATACTTATGAGCAATTTCAACATCTTAATTACAACACAGTAAGGAGATATTTTAGGGATTATAGAGATGGTAGAATCAAATAACCTTAAAAAGTTTGCTGAAACTGTACAGGATAGAGATCCTAGAAAGTCTAAAAAGAAAGTAAATCATCCTAAAGGCTTTGAGCCATCAGCTTCTTTTAATCAAGCTACAAGATCTGGAGAGATAGTATCTCAACCTCAGAAATCTAATGACATTGATTGGAAAGAGCAATTAGAGTCTTATTTTGGTAAAGATGCTCATAAATATAAAGTTCTGGAGAATCAAGCAGAAATAAGGTATTGGGATTCCAATATTGGTAATGGCAATATAGAGAGGCTTTATTACTTCAAAGCAAAAATAGTTTCTAGTGATGAATATATGCCTGATGAGGACTTTAAGAAGCTTTTAGCAAGTGCAGGTAGGTTAAAGAAACAAGATAAAAAAAAGCCTGTAAAAGACTCTAAAACTTTTGTTATTGCACTAGCAGATTTTCAAATAGGAAAAGAGGGTACTGAGGAGGCAATAGAGAGGTTTATAGACTATATTCCTAAGATTAAGGCACAAGTTAAGCAGATCCAGAAAGTAGAGCCATTAGAACAGGTATTGTT